TTCCGTTGTGGCAGTTTGGTATGAGTTATTGAGGAAAAAGATTATCTGAAAACAAAAAGAGCAGCCTGATATTATCAAGCTACTCTCTGCGGAAGCGGGGGGATTGCCCTGCAGTATATCTCAATAATCAGGCGTAAGCATTTTCTAATATTCAGACACTTATATAAATAGCTTAAACGCATAAATAAGTTATGGTAACCATAAATAGTCCCCGTTTTAGTCCCCGTTTTTTGATTTCGGGGACTTTTTTTTCTTTGTATTGAATAATGCCATAGCCTTTTCTTTTGCCTTATCCGCTATATCAATATACGGCTTCATTGCTTTGTAATCGCTGTGCCCCGTCCATTTCATTACGACCTGTGCCGGGATGCCAAGCGTTAAGGCATTGCAAATAAATGTACGCCTCCCGGCGTGAGTACCCAAAAGGGCATATTTAGGATATATTTCTTCAATTCTTTTGTTACCTCTGTAATAAGTAACCGTTACGGCTTTGTCTATGCCGCATAGCTCGCCAAGCTCCTTTAACGCTTCATTCATCTTTTGGTTACTTATTACTGGCAATGCCAAATTATTGGCAAAAAGTTCACCGCTATATTTATTAAGTATTGCTTTAGAGTAATCGTTTAGTTCTATTTTAAGGCTATCGGCGGTCTTTATCGTCGTTATAGATATGTATGTTGGAAAAACGTCGGAACGCTTCAAATTAGCCACATCAGAGTAACGCAAGCCTGTATAACAGCAAAAGCAAAAGACATCGCGTACACGAGCTATTCCTGGCATATTTTGGGGTATATCAAAATTATACACCGTTGTAAGTTCGTCCCAATCTAAGAATATTACCTTTTTTTCTGATGTTTTCATTTTCGGAGAAAACGACATATAGGCTCTCTCCTGGTTAAAGCCCTTTGCGTCCGCCCACCTGAGAAACCACTTCAAGAAGCTCAATCTGTTTTCAATCGTAGTATTTCTCATTTGCCTGTTATCCCGGAGGTACGCAACAATGTTTGACAAGCCGTTCGCATCTAAATATTCGAAAGTTAAATCTTGAGCAAAGTCCTGAAGATGTTTTTTTAAGGCGTCGAACTTCTGATATGTAGCCTTTGTCCATTGGTTTGCAAAACCAACCTCCAACGTGAAATCGTCGTATATGTCATAAAACGTTTTGTGGGGCAGAATCTGTTCCTTTTTTACCTTGCCGCTTCGGATGTTAAACTCTAACCGAAACTCGTCCGGCGTGGGTATCTTATCAATAGCTTCATAATGTTTGAATACCTCTTCGGCTATGCTTTCAAATTTCTGTATTTCTCGATTTATAACGCTTGCAGAGTTTTTCTTCTTTCCATGTGTTGTATTGATTATACAGCGTTGCGTTTCATAGCTCCATTTTGCCGCCTCTACGCGATAGCCTAAATTAAAGGCAACGGTGTTCCCATCCCATTTAATGCGATACCGAAGTTTCGAATCATCGTACCCCGATTCTTTGTTTAACAAGAAATGGCAAGTTCTTTTTATGTTCATTTCTCCTGTTTTGCGATTTCATCAGAAACAAACATTTCTCCCTGACCTGTCATAAGCCATCTGGCGGACACATTGTAATCTGCGATTAAATGTGAGAGCCAAGCTATTTCAACCATACCGCTATTAGGCTTCTTCTCTACTGTATTAAAGTTCCAGCGATTTATGCCATACCGGTTGGTAAACGTCTGTTTTCCTCGAATGACTTTTTTTAATTTTAAGGCATATATAGCCTCAAAAAAGCGTTTTATTACCTTTTGGCTATCTTCTGACTGCATATCTTCTTTGATTTTGTGTTTGCGGCTTTGAATTTGGCGTTTAATGCGACTTCTCGTTGTTCTAACAGATTGCTCCACCTTTCAACCACATCGGGACTGAAATCAACGTTTTTTTTGCCTGTGGCGGTTTGCTCAAAAGCTCGAAGTTCTTCCGACGACATAACAGGCATATAACGCTCAAGTTCAAGGATGCGCGACATATTATTGTATATATTCTTTCGTATGATTGACATATTGTTATCAGTAATCATGTCGCCCTCGCCCGTTAAGAGCCAACGAGCGTTAATCTCCGGGAAACTTGTTATTATCGTAGTCGCTGGATTAAGACCGAAATGCCCCCCCTTGATTAGCTTTGTGAGGTATTGGGGCGTCCAACCCAACAAGGCGGCAAATTCTGATTTTTTGCCGTTTGTTTTGTATTTTATTATTTCGAGTAGTCGGGTGTGCATGATTTTAAATACTTTGGCTGTGTTGTCATTTGTAGCTTCGCACTCACTCTCCAACTCCAAGCACTTTAAGTAAAAAGTCTGTTTTATATTTTAGATAATATTCTCCGTTTATTCTGGTAAGGCTATTGCCTATAAAATAGATTTCTATTTTGTCATTCAAAACTCTGTCGTAATACCGTGTTTCAAACTCTACTAAAAAAGTCATTTCCGATTCATATTCGCCTTTTATCGTAATCTGCTCACTTTTTATTTTGAGGTAATCTTTTCGGTCGGACATTTCATATAGAAATTCTTTATATTTTTTTCTATTCTCTTTAACCCGAGTTGATTCGCACCCCACGAATGTTAATGCTATGAAGCATAATAGTAAAATCTGTTTCATTTTTATTTGTTTTTTTAATTGTTTACGGAAAACAAGTCATGTAAACCCTTGTTCGCTTGTGAATAGTTTTTATGCGTTTTTATTTCATATAAAATTTCACCCAAAGGCGTGCCATTTAACATTGTATTACATTGACCTGCCCCTATTTCATATACAGATTTTCCTTTATTCAATAACTTTATTTCGTATACGCATTTCTTTATATTGTCTTCTTCATCAATAATATTATCCAATGCAACACATATGGCTTTAAGCCAATAATAAAAAGAACTATCTTGAGAATTGCTCTTATATAAATCAGCATAGTTCATACACAATCCTACCTGTAGATTCTTTGTTTTACTGATAATATCCTTATTCTTATCCTCTATTTCTTGTATCTTTATTTCGAAACCCATTTTTATCTTTTTAGTTTCTTTTTCAAAAGTTTTTTCTATTTCTTTTACCTGAGCATAGTTGCCAACAACAATAAATGTAGTCAATACGCCAATAAACCCAAGCACTAACGCCACATAGTTGCTTTCAAAATCCATTTTGGGAATTTGCGAACCTAAAATTGCAAGTAAAATTATTATCACAATCCCAAAAAGAAACCAATGGAAACGATACTTGCTTTTTGATTGCTTTTTGTCTAATTCACTTTCTAATTTGTCAATTCGCACTGATTGTTCTTTAATCAAATTGAGCGAAGATTCTATACTGTTTACATTAACGTCTTTTAATATACTACCTGTTATATCGCCAAGGCGCTGTTCAGTTCCCATTGCCAGTTAATTTATTCACGATTAGTAATAATTCGCTGATGTGATCATCTTTTTTCCTTAACAAATCCTGATAGCCCTTTTGAAGCTCAATCATTCCTGCAATATCATTATGGGTAATTTTATTGCCATTCCCATTTACGTTAGCTCCAACGACAGCACTATTTGATACGTCTCCAATTTGTTGCTTTGGCTTTAGCATTTCGCCCTCACCGGCTATTAGCCATTCTTTGTTCAATTCGGGGTGTGTATCTATAATTTTATTAATAGTATTTAATTTCATATCTCCTTTTAGCTTGTTAATATACCCTATCGACAAACCAGCGTTTTCTTCAAATTTGTTTTGTCCGATGCTCAAATAGGCTAAAAATTCTAATAGTCTTTCTTTCATTCTATATTTGTTTTTATGGCATTTATACCTTATATTTGCAAAAAATCAGTTCAATTTTATTATGGATGCCGAAGCATTGAAAATTATTCTCAACTTAAAAGAAGAAAACACGCTTTTAAAAAGGGCTATCGTTGATGCTGCTGTTGTTCTAAAAAAAAGAAAAGAACATCCGGTTATGGAATATGACATCCAAGATGTGAGTTTTTTATTCGCAGAAATAAGAAACATACTTTCATCTATTGAAGACAAACAATAGCCAGCCAATGAAGCCTATAACGGCAACTCCGATGTTTAATAATTTCCAATGTCGGATTACGTCCTCTTGTCTACGAATGCGCCTCTTGTATTCCATTTCTTCTTTCTGTAATCTTTTTAAGTCATTCTCTTCAATCGGATTTTCGAGGGTTAGATTCTCTTTTAAATAAACCAAGCCTTTGTCTAAAATTTTGGCAGCAAACAATATCCCACCCTCAAAGTAATGGGCTACTATAAATCCGTACTCCTTTAGTTTTTTAGAGCCAACATACAACTCTTCGCGCGATAAATCTCCGAACATATCATCATCGCAACTGTATTGCGATGTGCTTAATGTTTTGAGTATTATTTTTTCCACTTCTGATAAATAGACTTTTTCCATAAAAACATCCCTAATAATCAAACAATTATAAATCACTCTGCGTTTTTCAAGGTAAAAAAACCATATATATTTTGTTTTTATGGTATTTATACCTTATGTTTGCATTGCATTTGAATTAAAACGCTTTCAAAAGTAGGAAATAAAACAAAGATTCAAAAGCAAACTAAACAGTAAAATAAAACAATATGGGAAAAGATGTATTGAAAACAGATTACCAGCGTGAGAAAGATGCTAAGGATATGGCTATTTATGAGGATTGGCGCACATTGATGGGGAAGCAGGGGGCTATGGCAACGGCTGTAAATGCGTGTTTGATGGAGAAATACAACATTCACGCACCATCAACCATTTGGGTTGCTCGCCAAAGAGCGGCAAAGAGACTGAAAGAGCAAAAAGAAAAAGAAAACGCTAAAAAGTCAAAATAATGAGAAATCCATTTTTATACTCTTGGAGTACAGAGCACGACCACGTTAAGGGGGTTATGACGCATAGTTTCGATAACGAAATAAAATGCGTAATGGATTGGAACAAGCGAACGGTCACGCTTGTAAACAAGGCGGAAACGGTTGATGTTTTCCCTGTTAAGGGCACAGGTTACACTATCAACAGCCATGTGAGTTTATTGGTACACGTTGCGGCGATTGCACGGGAAGATTACATCTGTGGCAACCTGTTAAAAACCCGAACTCGGAAACTAAAGAAACTCCGCCATGTGCTCAGTATGTAACGGGTACTTCGGTTGCCCTTGTTGCTCTCCCGAACCAAGTATGAGTACTTGCCCTGAGTGTAACGGCGAGGGGTTCACGCACTACGATGCGAACGGCGATATTATCTCACAAGAAGATTATGACTTACTGCCTTCCGGCGAAAGAAGTAAAGAGCCTTGCGAGTATTGCGAGGGTACGGGAGAGATTGAATATAGCAATGAACCCGATTACGACAATTACGATGAATAGAGATTTGAATACCAGAATAATAGACATCACGGTTGGTGAATTGCTTGACTTGATAAAAAGAACCGAGCAGCCGGCACAACCAAAAGATTTTACGCCGACATCAGGCAAAGAGTATGTTTACGGGCTTGCAGGCATTGCAAAGTTACTCGGCTGCTCAAAACAGCACGCAATGAGGCTCAAAGCGTCTGGCAAGTTGGACGAGGCTATAAAACAAGACGGAAGAATAATAGTAACAGACGCCCGCAAAGCCTTAGAGCTATTCGGAAAAAAGAAAAAATAATATAAACCGCCGAAAGGCATAACACCAAATTAGTATGAGTACAGCAAATGACAAAGTAACCGGGGCGATGCAAGCCGCAACAGCTCCCGGAAATCAAAAAACATTACAACAAAAGGTTTCTCAAACAGGCTCTTTGATGGGCTTAAATCAAGGGGAAATCGGGCAATACCTATCCATGATGAAAGACCGTGTAGCGCAAGTGCTACCAAAACACTTAACGGCGGATAGGGTGTTACAGATGGCGGCAACAACTATACACCGCAACCCTGCCATTGCTAAATGTTCTCCGGCAAGTTTATTAGGCTCGGTTATGCAGGCAAGCATATTGGGGTTTCCTCCGGTTGATGCACTCGGATATTGCTACTTTGTTCCTTATGGAAAAGACGTGCAGTTTCAAATTGGATATAAAGGGCTTGTGGAACTTGCGCGCCGAAGTGGAAAAATTAAAATGGTATATGCAGAGGTAGTCCGCGAGGGTGACGAATTTGTTGCAGCTTTTGGACTTAACCCTACATTAGAGCATAAGCCAAACTTTGATAGCAACAAACCTCTTACACACGTTTATGCTGTTTGCCACTTTAACGACGGCGGTTACAACTTCGTAGTATTAAGCAAATCTGATGTTGAGCGCTTGCGTTTGCGTAGTCCTATGCAAAAGGGCACACCTGCCGGAGCTTGGGCGACGGATTATGACGCTATGGCTAAAGCGAAAGCCCTTAAGCAGCTTTCAAAATATCTACCTCTTAACATAGACCAGGCGGAGGCTATTGCAACAGATGAAGCGATACTAACTCCCGATAGTTTTCAAAACGGGCAAGCAAAGATAGAAGATATAACCTACGAAGATGCAAATGTAGACCTTGAAACAGGAGAGGTAATGGAGAATACAGGAAGCAACGTAGAGGGCGGCAAAACACCACAACAAAAGACTTTATTATGAGCAATCACTTCGAAATAACAGAGAAAGAGCTTGAGTTGGTTGTAAGAGAGAAAACACTTGGAAATCTTACAACAAACGCCTATCAAATAAAGGAGCTTGTTATAGCGGGTTTGCAGCAATACGATGTTGCAACTTTTGACGAGAACAACATTGAGAGCGCCAAAAAGGCTAAGGCTTTATTAAACAATGCCGCCAAAACGCTTAACACGAGGCGTCTTGAAATCGAAAGAGAGTTTATGCAGCCGTTTGCCGAATTTAAGGAAGTTGTTGCCGAAACTGTAAAGTTAATTTCTCAATGCTCGGCAAATATTGATATTGTTGTAAAGTTGGGCGAGGCAAAAGAACGGGAAAACAAGCGTAAGATTATCTCTGCGCATTGGGAGAGTAAAGGCTTTACGCTTATAGGTTTTGACAAGATATTTGACGCTAAATGGCTTAACAAAACGGTCAAATTGAAAGATATTTACTTAGAGATAGAGGAAAAGATTACTAAGATAGAGGATGATATTAAAACGTTAGAGGCTATTGACGAAGATGTTGAATTGTTGAAATCGTTATATCTCGACACGTTGAATATAAATAATACTATTCAGTACGCAAACACCTTAAAGCAAAATCGGGAAAAGGCGCAAAAAGCAAAAATGGAAGCGCAATCCAACAAGGGTAATATAAAAGAGGCGGAAATACCCTTTTACAATTCAGACCCAAACCCGACGCCCTCTCCAGCACCCCCCGTTGAAACATCTGTACCCATCTTGCTAACAAGAGCATTTAAGGTAACGACAACACGGGAAAAGATTATTGCACTTGGCAACTTTATGAATGAACAAGGTATTGACTTTGACAAAATAGAATTATGAGCATTACAGTAATTAAACCAAAGAATAGAGCCGAATGGCTTGAGCATAGAAATAGCGGTGTAGGCAGTTCCGAAGTAGCATCTATATTGGGTCTAAATCCATTTCAAACGCCTTACCAATTATGGCGCAGCAAAAGGGGGCTTGACCCACAGAAAGAAGAAACATTTGCTATGAAAGCTGGACACTACCTTGAGGATGCGGTGTCTATGTTTTGGGCGGATGAAACGGGGCGTGAAATAATCAAATCATCTGCCGGTGATTGGCTTTACGTGAATAACGAGAAGCCTTTTTTAAGAGTGTCGCCCGATAGAACATTTTGGATTCCGGGAATGGCAAAGAATAACGCCAACAAGGGAATTCTTGAGTGTAAAACAACACAGAAAACTATCGATGCGGAAGATTTGCCGAAACATTGGTTCTGTCAGGTGCAATATCAGCTTGGCGTATCAGGCACAGAACAAGGCTCTTTGGCTTGGCTATCTGCAGGACGTGACTTTGGTTATAAAGACATAGCGTTTGTGTCGGATTTTTACGGTTGGATGATTGACGAGGTTGAGCGCTTTTGGATTGACAATATAATGGGGGGCGCTGAGCCAGATGCAACCAATGTCACAGATATTGTTACTAAGTACGCAAAGCACACAGAGGGGAAAGTCGTTGAAGCATCCAGCGATGTGCTTGCCGCTTATACGCAGTTGAAAGAGGTTAAAGAGGAAATTTCAAAACTCGACGAACGAAAAGATGAACTCGAAGCGATAATAAAGTTAGCCTTTGGCGATGCGGAGGCTATCAGTTACAGCGGACAAACCCTTGCTACTTGGAAAGCGGCTAAGGATAGCGCGACGTTTGACAATAAGGCTTTTGTTAAGGCGCACCCAGAGCTTGCGCAGAATTTTACTATTACGCGTCAAGGTTCACGCCGCTTCTTGCTTAAATAATAATTAAGGGGGGGCGGAATTCTCCCCCCCCTAATCTTAAACAAAGAACCAATGAGACTAATTACAGAAGAATGCGCAAAAACAATCCTTGAAGTTTTACGGGAACAAATAACCCTTTTAAAATCGACCCCGAATCGAGGACTAAAAGTTGAAAACAAGATGAGGTTAATGCTATTAGCTGTATCGGAGATAGAAGCAAGGAGGGTTGTAAAAAACAGCAAACATTAAAATTAAAAAATAGCGAGTATGGAGCAGGTAAACAGATTTTATGAAAATGGAGAGGTTGTAATAGACCTCGAAGAAGTTGGGCATGTCACAATAGCATCAGAATCCTCATGTTGCTCACATCAGGTTATTATGAAGTATTCTACATACAATACAGAGGCTGATTGCTACAATAACGACTATTGGCTTCGGAGAGATAGTGGAGATGGGGCTAAGTTTGTTGAAGCGTGGAAAAGATATAAATCACAGAAATAAAAAGTAGCGAGTATGAAAATAGACATAAACAAATTGGCAAAAGATGTCTTTGCAGCAAATAAAGCTAAAGGCTTCCATGAAAAAGGGCAGAGCAACGAAGTTCTTTTAATGCTCATTGTTACTGAGCTCTCGGAGGCGGTCGAAGCGGATAGAAAAAGTAGGTTGGCTGACATCGCTACTTATAATGCAAATATAGACACTGATGATATATTAGAAAGCGATAGGGATGTATATTTTATTGAATCCTTTGAGCGATTCATTAAGGATACAGTAGAGGATGAACTTGCTGACACTGCTATACGCTTGTTGGATTTGGCGGGGCTGAACAAAGTCAATATAAGGCTTAATGATACCCGCATTGAGGACTTTACTTCTTGCCTGAGCGAAGAAACTCTTCCCGAAATGATATTTCATGTGTGTCGTGAAGCAGTAAGATGTCCTGCGAATAGCATTGCGGAATTAGAAGAGGTTATACCTCGCACTTTAGAGGGTGTTATCGCTATTTGTGAGCACTTAAAGATTGCCCTATGGCAGCACGTTGAACTGAAGATGCAATTCAACGAAACTCGCCCGAATAAACATGGAAAAAAATATTAAAAAACAGTAAATATGAAAACAATATTCAAGTGTGTACTATTCTTAATTATAGGCGTGATATTAACCCTTGCCTCCCCTTTGATTATTCGTCTTTTGCGCCTTTTAGGTGCTGACTTATTCTTTATCGCTTGCATTGCTTTATTGATGGGGTTGTTCTCATTCGGAGCAATGCTCTACAAGATAGCCTCTGCGGTTGTTGATTCAATATATTCCAAAAAGTAGTGTATGAAAGAGTTCAACGGAAAGGCAATATATAAGCCAAAAGGGAAAGCGGGAGAATATGCAGAATGGGCGTGCAACTTCTATGTTGGCTGCTCAAATGGCTGTACATATTGTTATTGCAAAAAGGGAATATTAGCTAAAGTTATGGGGCAAGGCGAAGCACAGTTAAAGAAGTGCTTTAAGGATGAAGAGCACGCTTTAGAGGTGTTTGAAAAAGAATTGTTGCGAAACAAAGAGGCGTTACAGAAGCATGGTTTATTCTTTTCATTTACAACCGACCCTTTTTTGGACTTGACAATGGATTTAACATTGTTTGCAATGAAAAAGTGTCTTGATAATGAAATAAGCGTGAAGATTTTAACCAAGAATGCAGAAAACCCACTGTTTGCTTTAGTAGGCTGCTTTGGGATAATGATGATTGGAGGTGTTATGCCGTACTATTTTTCAGAACATCGAAATATGATTGCAATCGGCTTCACGCTTACAGGGCATGATGAATTAGAACCAAACGCATCAACCAATCAGGAGCGTATCGAAGCGATGAAGAAACTACACGAAGCGGGTTACAAGACATTTGCAAGCATTGAGCCGATTGTTGATTTCGACAGCAGCCTTAAAATGATTCGCCAAACTGTTGACTTCTGCGATTTGCACAAAATTGGCTTTATGTCGGGGCAAAAGTATGATAGGGAAGAGTTGGTCGCATTTATGGCTAAGGTTCATCAAGCAGGGTGTAATAAAATCTATTGGAAGGACTCAATTCGGGATTTTGCTCAAAGAGCCAATCAATACCCCTCTAATTGCGTAGAGCGGGATTACAATTTGTTTAACGATTAGAAAACATTGTTTCAGTAAATTGTCAAAGTGTGTGAAAACGGTGTTTCGAAGTGAAACAAAAATAAAAAATAAGCAAATGAATAAAAATGTAAGACTTTTATATGTTGACCTCTTTTGTGGAGCGGGGGGCACATCGACGGGGGTTGAGTCTGCGAAAACTAACGGGAAGCAATGTGCCAAAGTTATAGGATGTGTAAACCATGACAAGAATGCTATCACGAGTCACGCTGAGAACCACCCCGAAGCGTTACACTTTACCGAAGATATAAGAACGTTGGAGTTATCTCCGCTTATTGAGCATATAAAGGATATGCGGGAGGTTTACCCTAATGCGTATCTTGTGTTGTGGGCTTCGCTTGAGTGTACTAATTTCAGTAAAGCAAAGGGCGGTTTGCCGCGTGACGCTGATAGCCGCACTTTGGCGGAACATCTTTTCCGCTACATAGATGCTATCGACCCCGATTTCATACAGATTGAAAACGTTGAAGAGTTTATGTCTTGGGGGGATTTAGACGAAAAGGGAAAGCCAATAAGCAAAGATGCCGGTCGGCTTTATCGGCAATGGGTTGACAACGTAAAGGGTTGCGGGTATAAATTTAAACATCGAATTCTTAATTCTGCCGACTTAGGAGCTTACACCTCCCGCCGTCGCTTCTTTGGTGTTTTCGCAAAAAAAGGACTGCCTATTGTTTTCCCAGAAGCTACACATTCGAAAAATGGCGAAACCGGTTTGTTCGGTGCGTTAGCGCGCTGGAAACCCGTAAGGGACGTATTAGATTTTGAAGACGAAGGAGAGTCTATATTTGGGCGTAAGAAGCCGCTCGTTGATGCAACGCTTGAGCGCATATATGCAGGGCTTATAAAGTTTGTTGCGGGGGGTAAGGATAAATGGCTGTTAAAGTATAATTCGGTAAATGGGCAAACAAGAAAACATATACCTCCGAGTATTGACGTACCTTGCCCGACGGTTAGTTGTCAAGGGCGTTTGGGTTTGGTGCAAACGTCTTTCCTTTCAAAGCACTTTAGCGGGCATCCTGAAAGCAAGAATATAAGCGTCGAAAAGCCTGCGGGAGCGATAACGACAAAAGACCATCATTCGTTGATTACTACGAATTTCCTTGCAAGGTATAACGGACAGCCAAACCAAGAAGTAAACGCACTGCCTATAACGTCTCCCGCTCCGACGCTTACGGTAAAAGACCGGTTAGCAAAAGTAGAGGCTTGTTTCTTGGATATGCAATACGGGAATGGAACGCCCACCGATATAAATAATCCGGCGGCTACTGTTACGACCAACCCAAAGCATCAACTCGTTGTGTGTGAAAATTGGATAATGAATACCAATTTCGGAAACGTAGGCTCTTCTTTGAATAGTCCCGCCCCGACGATAACGGCTAACAGGAAATGGCACTATCTTATGGATGCGCAATACAGCCGCGTTGGACGTGGTGTTGACAAGCCTTGTTTTACCCTTATTGCCCGCATGGATAAAACTCCGCCTTATTTGATAGCATCAGAGAGCGGCGAAATAGCCATTCGGATAGACGCTTCTGATAGTCCGGCTATGGTTAAGATTAAAGAGTTTATGGCGTTGTATGGCATCATTGATATAAAGATGCGGATGTTGCGCATACCCGAGTTAAAACAAATAATGGGTTTCCCGAAAGATTATGTATTAATCGGAACACAGGCAGACCAAAAAAAGTTTATCGGCAATGCGGTCGAGGTTAGGACGGCGCGCAAACTATGTGAAGCCCTTTGTTCGAGGCTTAACGAACTGTCGTTATTCCCTCAATATCAAGCGGCTTGAATGCTTTTCATAAAGAAATAATCGCAGCCAGAAAGCGATTGCTGTGCAATCACTTTGTATATTTGTAAAATCCAAAAAACGATACCGATATGATAAATAAATATAAAGATAATAAATACACCATATACGGGTTGATTTTCCGAAAGGAAATCAAGCGTCTTCTACAACGTCGTTATTGTTACGCTGGTAGCCCTAAGTATGGTGTATTTGAATTATATAGCTATGGCACGTCTGAATAAAAATAACGCAGAATACTTTACGCACGACGCCGATATGAGAAATGACGTGCGTGTTAAAGCATTGTTTCGGCGATACAAGCATACAGGCTATGCCGTATGGTGTTTTCTCCTTGAGGCTTTAACGGATAGTGATTTCTTTGAAATAGAGTGGACGGGGATAAACAGAGAACTTTACTCCGCCGACTTCGATGTTACCCCCGAGGAGTTGTCGGAAATAGTAGATTACTGCATAAAAATAGAACTCTTAACCCTGCAAGACGGGAAGCTATTTTCCGTAAACCATAAGGCACGCCTTGAGGCCGTTGCAGCGTATCGAGATAAGCAACGTGAAAACGGGAAAAAGGGTGGTAATCCTAACTTTAAGAAAGGGCAACAAAACCCATATTACCCGCCCGAAAAAGATAACCAAGACATAACCAAAGATAACCCAAAGATAACCGGGGGTTATGAAAAAGATAACCAAGACATAACCAAAGATAACCATAGAAGAGAAGAGAAGAGAAGAGTAAATAAATACTCTCTCTCTATACGCGGGGAAACAAAAATTTTGCCTGAAAACTTATTTAATTCACTTGAGGCGTTATTGCAAGAGCAAGAATACCTCGAAGCCTTGTGCATGAACAACGCTGTACCCGACATCGAGCAAATGAAAGATTACCTAAAAGCCTTTTTCGTAGAACTCGGCAATAGGGGGGAAAGCTACAAAGACGAGAAAGATGCAAAACATCATTTTGCAAACTGGCTGAAAATTGAACTACAAAATGAGCGAAAAACAAAGAAAGGAGGAAAAAATGCAAACAATAGGGACAGTACTACCACAACAGCGGAACTCGGTAGAAGCGTTGCCGAGGGTTACGCAAGAGCTCTCTACGAGAAGCAGCAGCGAGGGGAAAAGTGAAATTAGTTTGTACAACGGCACATTGGTCGCCCCTGAGCCGCTTATGCAAAACATCAACAGGCTAAAGGCTTCTTTCCCGAAAGTATCGCCCGACTTTTTTAACGTCCTAACCGAAAGGATTGTCGCCAACAACTTCACAGAAGCGCGATTAAAGGACGCCGTGAATTATCTAATTGATAATTTCCCGTATAAAGAACCGAACGTTGCCGATATAATCAAATTCGACAAAAGAGCAAGGTTGTACACCTACAATGAAGCGGCAACAATGGTAACTAACGGCGAGCTAAGGTTTGAGGACCTCGAGAAAAAGGAAATAAACGGAACTCTTTACAGAGTAAAAAAATGCGATTTGCTATAACGGCAAATTTTAGCGTAAACAAGTGATTCACAAACGATAATAAATCAAACAGAACCATTGAGGCACACCGCGCATGAAACGAGATAACGCATGACGGGAGTACTCTCCCGCTTTGTAGTCCTGCCAAAATAAGCGATAAACAAGCGATAATGACAAAAGACAAGGAAATACACCTAAAAGGCAAGAAGAAGCCGCAGAGCAAGAAATACAGCATAAAAAAGGATGTTTTTACAACCATCTGCAAAACAGACCTCGGCGTTGAGGTTGTGAAAGAACTTCTTTTTCATCCTACAAGGAAGTGGCGATTTGATTACGCCGTCTTAGAGCACAAGGTAGCTATTGAGGTTGAAGGTGGCGTTTGGACTAGAGGAAGACACACGCGCCCGCAGGGTTTTCTTTGCGATGTGGAAAAATACAATGCCGGCACTCTTCTCGGTTGGCGCATATTCCGTGTTACCCCCGATGATTTATGCAAGACAAAAACATTTGACCTTATCAAGCAAGCCGTTAATAGCTTATAGCATATACTTTTTGCCCGAAAACGATTGCCATGCAATCACTTTTAAGTAGTTTTGTAAAACTAATAGGCAAATGTCCTAAAGCGTTAGGCATGGGCGAAAGCTGGAGCGAGCAAGCAAAAAACTTCAGGCAAGTAGCCCCGCCTGTTATTGGTTGAAACAAAATAAATATGCAACAATATGAAAACAGACGTTGTCAAACTCTCACAAATCAAAACTAACACAGCCAATCCAAGGCAGATAAAAGACGGGAAGTTTACCAAATTAGTAAACTCAATACTCGTTTTTCCTAAAATGCTTTCGCTTCGTCCTATCGTTGTAGATAGCATGGGGGTGGCTCTCGGTGGCAATATGCGTTATCGGGGTTTAATCTTTATTGCCGATATGTCAATAGAGGACATTAAGGCTCAGTTGTCTGATTGCCGAGATTTCCACAAAAAAACTACTGCAGAACAAAATGCGCTTTTTGAGTATTGGGAGCATTGGAGAGACTGCCCAACTGCTCCGGTTATAAAAGCGGCTGATTTATCAGACAGCGAACAAAGGGAGTTTATTATTAAGGATAATGTTGGATATGGAGAATGGGATATGGATATTCTCGCCAACGAATGGGATGAGGAAGACCTCGACGATTGGGGTTTGGATGTGTGGCAAGATGAGAGCGAGGAAGAGGACGACGGCAAAAGTAGCGGCGAGCCCACGCACGGTTCTTTAGTTGAAAGATTCGTCATACCTCCATTTTCCGTCCTTGACACTCGTAAGGGGTATTGGCAGGCGCGCAAAAAGGCTTGGCGTGAGCTTATTGGAGATTTAGGCGAAAGTCGCAATGATACACTTTTCAAAAATCCCGAAACCAAGTTTAAGCATATATACCGCCGCACAAGGGGACATCGGGAAAGTCTCGGAATTGGATTTCAAGAATACCTTGACAAATACGTTCCAGAAGACGTCAAAGAGCGCGAGGCGGCAAAGGTTCTTTCTGCTGGTGTGTCGCTGTTTGACCCTGTATTATCTGAAATCATGTGTCGTTGGTTTACCCATGAGAAAGGGGCGAAAATCTTTGATTGTTTTTCCGGCGACACTCAAAAGGGTTTAGTCTTTGCGCAATGTAGCTTTGAATTTACAGGTATTGAATTAAGGCAAGAACAGGTTGATGTAAATAACCGAGTTATTGCCGATAGAGGTTTGCCTATCAAATACATTTGCGATGATGGACGCAATGTTTTGAAGCATTTTGAACCCGATAGTCAAGATATGTTATTTAGCTGCCCGCCGTACTACAATCTTGAGGTTTATAGCGACGACCCCAGCGATGCAAGCAACCAAGCAACTTACGCCGATAGCCTGAAAATACTTGAAAGTGCTTACGCCGATAGCCTGAAAATACTGAAAAATGATAGATTTGCTATCATTGTAGTAGGTGATGTTAGAGATAAAAAAACAGGACTATACCACAACCTCGTGGATGACCTAAAGCGCATATTCAAAGAGAATGGGGCTGCTTTATACAATGAACTTATTTTGGTGGAAACAGCAGCAAGTACCGCACTAAGAGCCAGTCGAAATATGGATGGTCGAAAGGTTGCGAAAATGCACCAAAACGTACTTGTGTTCTACAAGGGAAACACTAAGAATATATCTAAAACTTTCCCAAAAATAGAATTCACAGAGGACGAGTTAAAAATGTTTGATTCAGAAATGAATAACAGCGAAGAGGAGGAATCATGAGCGAATATCAGAATAGGAAGCGTAGACAAACGAAGCTCCCGCGCCTTGAGTTGGTTGCAGACCTTTACAAGCGGGGGAATAGCCTCCGCAAAGTGCGAGAGGAGGTCATGCGCCGCCTTGACTTGAAAAGTTATTCTTTACAAACAGTACATGCGGATGTCAAACTGTTGCTTAAAGAATGGAGAGAAAGCCGTATCGAAAAAACAGACGAAGCGGTACAATTAGAGTTAGAGCGCATCGACGACACTATACGAGAGCTTTGGGATGAGTGGGAGCGCTCGAAGCAAAACTATACGAAAACGTCAAACAAGCGTAAAGGCGCACCGGTAAAGGATAAAGAAAAAGGTACATCTACCCTTAGAACTTACCAAAAGGAAGAGGTTGAAACTGATGTTATTTGTATGGGCGATGTGTCCTATATTTCTGAAATAAGGCATCAACTTATTGAGCGGCGAAAGCTGCTCGGGTTATATGCCCCTGAAGAAAAATCGCTTACACTCAACAAGTATGATTTAAGCAACCTAACACCGGAGCAACAAGATATACTCTTAGATATAGGCGAACAGGCGTTGAATGTTACAGAATAAACAAGATGTTTACGCGGCAATGGGGATACAATTAGTTGCTGAAAAATGCAGGGAATCTTTTTTTTATTTCGTCCGAATTTTTTGGGATGTCATAATAAAGGAAGATGCCGTGTATAATTGGCATATTCCCTTTCTCTGCCAAGAGTTGCAAGGCTTATCCGTTTCTATTGTAAATAGAGAGGTTAAGCCTTACGACCTTATTATTAACATCCCCCCTGGTACAACAAAATCAACAATCGTTACAATCATGTTCCCCGCGTGGCTTTGGACGCAAGACGCAACGCTCCGCCTTATTACTAACTCTTACTCTATGGATTTGAGTATCGAGCACGCCACAAAAAGTCGCGACATAATTACGTCCGATAAATATCGCCGCTTATTTCCGGAGGTAACATTGCGGCGCGACAAGTCGGCGAAAATGTCATACGAAAACACATCAACGGGCGCACGCTATGCAACATCAACAGGGGGAACGATTACAGGTAAGCACGCACACCTGATTATTAATGACGACCCGTTGAATCCGGCACAAGCAGCTTCCGACGCAGACCGCAACACCGCTAACGAGCACACAAAGACGCTAACAAGCCGTAAAGTAGATAAAAAGAACACCCCTACCCTAACCATAATGCAACGATTGCACGAGCTTGACGTTACGGGTTACATATTAGCAAAAAAGAGCGAAAAGGTTAAGCATATTTGCCTTCCTGCAGAGATTTCCGACAACGTTAAGCCTGCAGAACTTAAAAAAAAATATGTAAACGGACTGCTCGACCCTGTACGTCTTTCTTCCGATGTCCTTACCGAGCAACTTGTAGATTTAGGCTCGCGAGGGTACGCAGGGCAATACGACCAGAACCCCGTTGCTGCGGGTGGTAACATCGTTAAAAAAGAGTGGTTCCAATATATACACCGTACCGATTTCGACAGGTTGCGTAGGAAAGAGCCTATTATCTTTTTTGCTGATACGGCTTACACGGATAAGACGGAGAACGACCCAACGGGTATTATCGCCACTTGCAAGATAGGCAACGACTTGTATATAACACACGGGAAAAAGGTATCAATGAAGTTCCCTGAATTAATCCGCTTCATTCCTAAATATGTAGAGGCAAATGGCTATTCGGCGGGTAGTAGTATACGCATCGAGCCAAAAGCGAATGGGGTATCAGTCATAGACCAATTAAAGGTTGAAACAAACCTAAATGTAACGAAAACACCTACGCCCGTTGATAGTAAGGAAACGCGATTAAACGCCGTATCGCCTATTATCGAGTGTGGGAGGGTGTATTTAATTATTGACTCTTGGAACGAAGATTTAGTCGAAGAGGTTTGCGGTTTCCCCGCAAAGGCGCATGATGAATATGTGGATGTTCTCGGATACGCGATAGACCATCATTTGAGGGGCAGAAAGCCTATCGATATAAACCGTTTGGCAAAACAAGTACATTAATTATTAAATAACTCAACAAGATGAAAACTATTGAAGAAATATTAGCGGGCAAGCCAGAAGATATTGTTGGCGAGTTGAAAGAGAAAGCGATAAAAGTGCCTTCTTGGGAAGATTTGAGAAAGGAATACGACCCAAAAGAGCACCCGGTAATGACCGATTCGACATATACTGATGTAGTAGACGAAGAGGGTGGCGTTGAAAAGGTAACGCGTATTACTCAGGACTTGCAACGTTTGGCGGCGAAAAGAACGTCGGAGTTATGTTTTGGTATTCCGGTAAAACGTGTGTACAAGGCGATAACGGAGGGCGAAAAATCTATTGCACAATACATCGAAGCTATATTACAACGTAACCGTATAGATAGTGTAAATATTGAGCGTGGAAATATGTTATTTGCCGGTTGCGAGGTTGCGACCTTGTGGTTTGCCATTGAAAGACCCAATAACCTGTACGGATTTGAAAGTAAGTTAAAATTACGTTGTCGTAATTATTCGCCTATGCTTGGCGATAGCATTTACCCTCTATTCGACGAATACAATGACATGATTGCCTTGTCTTTCGGTTACAAGCGCAAGGTAGGCGGCAAGGAGGCTGAATACCTTGATGTTTACACAGACAGCTTTCACATCAGGTATAAGAAAGAGGACTCTTGGATAGAGGAACTTAGGGAGCAAACGACAATAGGGAAAATACCGGGAGTTTATGTACATAGGCTTACTCCTGCGTGGGAAGATACGTCTAACATTGTTTATGAAATAGAATGGGCACTAAGCCGTAACGGTAATTATTTGCGAAAAAACAGCAAGCCGCTATTTGTAGTATTTGCCGACGAAGACATACAGGTGGGATATGAGGGGAGCGAAAAGAAAGAATTTAAAGCTGTGTTTCAATATCCGAAAGGCTCGCAGGCTTCCTATGTTACTTGGGAGCAGGCTATCGAAAATCTTAAATTTTATACTGCAGAGTTGCGACAATCTTTCTTTACACAGTTGCAGCTTCCAGATATGAGTTACGAAAATATGAAATCAACTCCTATGTCCGGAGAGTCTCGGAAAGCGATGTTCGTTGACGCGCAGCTAAAAGTGAAAGATGAAAGCGGGCGGTTACTTGAAATGTTAGACCGAGAAGTAAATGTCGTCAAGGCATTTCTCAAAACAATGCTTCCCTTAAATACACATAAGGATATTGACAGCCTGCAGGTCGAAACAATAATAACTCCATTCAACATAACAGATGATAAAGACACTATCACAAATATCATGACGGCAACCGGAGGAAAAGCCGTAATGTCACAACGAGAAGGGGTTGAAAATCTCGGCTGGTCGGACGACGTGGATAAAACGATGAAGCAAATGGCGGAGGAAAGTATAGGAGATGTCTTTGAGCCAACAATGTAATGAAAGACGTTTTATTTGAACTAATAAAGAGCCTTGAGGAAAAGAAGAAGGCGGATAAAACATACCCTTACCATGTTATGCGGCAAGAGGTGTACGCCGCCGTTGCCGATGCGCTTAACGACCTATATAAAGAGGGGCGTATAAGCGTTGGGGTATCGTTAAACGATAAGTGGGTTACAACGAATGGCGAAGTCAAAGCAAAATAAATGGGATAACGAACACTTGCGCAATGCAAGGCGATACGCGCGACAAGTCGAAGCGGTGTATCAATCTGCCGCACAGGAGGCTGCCGCTATCGGCGTGAGCGTATCCCAATTTAACCCCGACAAGCCATTTACCTTTGCCGACTACCCGCAAACAAAAGCACGCGCCGACGCTTTGATGAAGAGTGTACAGGGGGATGTTTTGGCTATTATTGCTAACGGCGTCGAATCAGAATGGACGTTAAGTAACAATAAGAACAATGAACTTGCCCGTAACGTTTTTGGCAGCAATGTCGGCAAATTGAGCCCCTCGCAGTACCGGAAGTATTTCAGCACTAACGATAATGCGAGAAAGGCATTCCTTGCGCGGAAAGAGGGCGGACTATCAATTTCGGACAAGGTTTGGAGGTTTACAGACCAATTTCAGGAGGAAATTGAAATGGGTTTGGATTTAGGCATTCGCAATGGTCTGCCGGCTAACCGCATGGCGCGTGACTTAAAGCAATATCTGCAAAATCCCGATATGCTTTTCCGCCGTGTACGCGATGAACACGGGCAGCTCCATTTGTCACAACGAGCGAAGGCTTACCACCCCGGGCAGGGTGTGTACCGCTCAAGCCAAAAGAATGCGGAGCGTCTAACCCGCAATGAAACGAATGCATCTTATAGGGAGGCAGATTACCAACGCTGGCAGCAATTCGACTTCGTTGTAGGCATCGAAATACGCCTATCTAATGCTCACAAAAAGCATGACATGTGCGACCTGTTAGCGGGCAAATACCCGAAAGGTTTACTCTTCGAGGGTTGGCACGTCCAATGCTTTTGCTTTGCTATTCCTATACTCAAAACAATAGACGAATTGACGGACGATAACAACGTCATTCTTTCAGGAGGGCAGCCAAACACCAAGAGTGTAAACGAGGTAACAGAAATGCCGCCACAATTCAAGCAATGGGTGCAAGACAACGAGGGTAGGATTGTTAAAGCTAACGAAAAAGGTACTTTGCCTAATTTCCTTAAAAAGAACAGGGAAATGTGGCGAGATTACACATCTATCGAATTGATAAACTTGCAGGCAATAGAGAGAACCGAAAGATGTGCGGGCGGTTTTGAACGTCAATCTAATGCGCTGGCGGAGCGAATGGGAGTTGCCGTAACGCCTGTAAATATAAAATCAAGAAAGCGGATTCTCGAAAAGGCTATCGCAGATTACGGCGGCGATGTGTTCGAGGTAAGCGACATGATTCGAAATACGTTTATTTCTTCAGCAGAAAACATTCCTGCGCTTATTTCTGAAATAGGCAAGCAGTTCAATGTTATTGAACGCAAGGCGCAGGCGTTTGCCACCGGTTACACAGGGCATTTGTTTAAGATATGGGTAAGAAAAGGAGTTAAAGGCGAAATACAGGTCAATACGCCTCAAATGATTTATGCCAAAGAAAGCAGCGCAAAGGAGTTGCTCGGAACCAAATTGTTCAACGAAATAAAAAACAAATCAAAAATGCCTCACGGGTTAGGGCATAAGTATTACGAGGAATACAGGATATTATCAAGAGAAGATCAGTTATCGGCAAAAGGTCGTGCTTTAGCGGAGAAATCAAAAGATTACTACCAAAAGGCAAAAGCTATTAAATTGTAACCTTAGTAAACTCAGAGCCGCATTCAGCCCCGAATATCCATGTAATACCGAACGTGTCGTAATCCTCTTTTGATATTTCAACAGGAAGGCTCATGTAATCAGGGTTACCGTTACGGATATTGCTATTTTCCCCTAATTTGTATTCAGGCTTCAAATAGCTATGTCCCGGACTATCGGTTGTCCATAGTTTGGCAAAACAAACACCGTTTTCATCTTCGCGACATACGGCACTTTCTTCGCTGTGTGCAAAATATTTCACAATCTCCAATAGGTGTTATTTTTTATGTGATAGATAGTTCCTTTAACAACATCATAGTCACGGGCAATATCAATTGGCTTGTCGCCGTTGGCTATTCTTTTTCTAATTTCCTCAACTTCCGGTAATGTCAATTTTGACTTTCCGTTTCTTTCGCCTTTTGACTGATAGTTGTTTCCGTGAGTAACTCTGTCTATTGCATTTTCAGAGCGTGTTCCATATTCGAGATTGGATAGCCTGTTATCACTTCTTATTCCATTTTTATGCCTAACTTCAAAACCATCCTCCTGAACACCAACATAAGCCCACATTACCAACCGGTGAACGCAAATATCTCTTCTGTTCTTTGTATAAAGAGCGACAGATTTATAGCCGTGAATGTCTGTTTTTTGCTTTATGAATTTATTAGTAAAGCGAGAAAAGACTTTTCCGTCTTCAGTTACTAAATAATTGGGGAATCCCGGTATTTCTCTCATGATAAAAAAAATAAAAATAACGCCACGTGCCACTCGCATCCCACCGCCTTGTTTCATGCGCCATTCAAGGTTAATGCCTTGAAAAGCCTTGTCCGCTGTGACGTTACTTGTTTGCATTACAAAGTTAATAAATTTGTTGTATTTTCACTACGTTATACGTATCGCATTTACTTTTACTTTGCTTTTGAACTTCATTTTAAGTATGCCCTCTTGGATGCTCCCAGCAAGTGCATCTTTCTTACAATCCAAAGATGCTACTAAACTTGTCGTTTCCGCTTCAAATTTGCAGATAAGCTGTGCGATATTACTTTCGAGAGCCGCTTTTTTTGCTTCAACTTCTTGCTGTGTCATAACGTTATAATTTGATTTGCAATTCATGTTATTTAACAATTGGTGTATATACTGTTATTTCGCAGTCAAGGTTAAAGTAATTCTTAAGGTAATCGCTTACGCTTTCAAATTCGCCTATAACTTTATAAGATTCAAGCGATTGCTTTATTTGTGCATATAAATGGATGGACATTAACAGCATCTTTGGGTCGTACCAACCGACGCAAATTTCATTTGACACCCGCCTTAAGAAATCAGGTATATGCTCCCCCTGCTGCAATTCAATGCCAATAAAATAAAAGGTGTTTTTTTGAAAGTAGATACTACTAATATCGTTTAGTAAATCAACATTCAGATTGCATTCTTTCATAACTGTATCTCTAATTCCTCCCCCGTAAGTGCAAAGTACAGGTTCTGAAGTTGGTGAAGTGATGTTATTCTTACACCCTTAAAGAACGAATCTTCATTTGAAGATATTTCGATTCCAAAACCATCATTATTACTGTTTAGAAATAAGTTTACAAGAGAGTATAACCCATACCCCATATCCTCAAACCCACACTTCAAAAGGATTTCTTCAGTTAGGGGGATAGGAGAAAGACATTCAGCCTCTTGTACGCCATCTCCAAAGATTACTTTCCCAGACACTACGCCTGCGACTTTAACAGATATTAAGGGTGCGTTTTTTATACCAATCATCCTTTTTTCACAATCTATATATCCTACTCCTCCTTTAAGGTCAAGGCGGTGGATGTAATTCCCTATTCTTAATTCATTTGTTTGTATCATTCTGTCCTCCTTTCTTTTCTAACGACTTGCACCATTTACCCATCTCGTTGTCCAACTCGTCAAGAGTTAAAGTCAAGGGTTTGATTTTGCCAAGCCTCATTGTGTTGGGTTGTTCTCGCTCTCGTAGAATGTCGCCCCTTGTTTTAATGACTGCTTTTTCTACTTTGCACATTTCGTTTTCGTAGCAATATGGGGTATCCTTATTTCGCTTTTGCAAAGTGGATAAAGATACGCCTATATCTTCCCTGCTGTTTTCCTCGCACAAGGCGGAGAGGGTCGTGTAATACCCTCGCCGTCCATCTTTATACTTCAATATAAATATTTGCATTAGGATTATTGATTGAAGTCTAAATTTCCCGCTTTCACCTCTCTTACCACGAACTCCACGTATTCATCGAGCGCCTTAAACGACAAGTCTTCACGAGTTTCTTTTGATACTAAATCAAAATGTGCCGCGTACCCGCTTAGGTTAAATGTTTGCGCCCCAACAGTTGTAAAATCCCACTCCAATCTGATGCAAATATCAATATCTCCCTCGGTGTACTTGCCGTTGCTGGTTTCCTCTTGTTTCTTTGATACAATGTAATAAGGCAGAAATAGGGAAACGTTCAAATTCTTTTTTACAGAAGATAACTCCTGCTCTATTTTCTCACACGCTTTTTTGAATATCTCAGCGTGTTGCGCCAAAAGGTTGTCAACTCTAATTCTTTCCTCGTTGCTTCTAATCTCAAGTCCGTAGATGTACATATTTTATTTATTTAGCTTGTTAATAATTTAGCTTTGTTCACGCTGCAAATATAAGCCTTATTTTTGCAACAAACAAACAATTTTGCAAAAATATTGCTCATTCTTGCATTTTTAACGATTCAATAACGATTAATCTACTCACGACGCCCCCTAATAAGTTGCGATTGCTTGATAATAGCCTTTTTGGTAATAACAGTGCCCCCGCCGCTTAATCCAGCGTGCAGGAGCGAGCTCTTTGTCATTCCTACCTGTTCGTCGTTCAGAACCGTGTAAACAGCAGAGATACTTCCGAAGTAGTAGTCTTTCCGTTTGCCGATTAGATGCACATGGATAACTTTAGTCATGATTATTTGTTTCAAAAACATACCAAATAGTTATTATTTGGTGTATTCTTTATCTTTTATTTACTAAATGCCCCTTTACTTTATTTATCACACTAAGCGAAATATCAAAAATTTCACTCTCGGAGGCTTTGGGGTACATTTGTAAGATGCCCCAGCGTAATTCTTTTATAAGTATATCCGCCTTTTCCTCCGTCGTCATAAATTCCTTAACTTCAAAAAATGTCTTTTGCTTACTCATTACCCCCTACCCTCCTTGTTTGCTTCTTCCGAGCGACAATCTCTTTTGTTATCGTGCATTTGCGTCCAATGTACGGATTTTCCTCTGTTATCTTAATATTCCACAGTCTTGTAACCTTGCACCCTATTTCCTTGCATGAAAACGCATCGTAAATAGCGGCTAACGAGCCGAAGTAAAATTCTGTTTTGCCCTCAATCGGGGCTTCCTTAAATTTTACTTTGTATATTCTGTTCCTTACTCTCATTTTAATATGCTAAAGTGTTATATAAATAATTCAGTGGCATTTTTATACAAACACACGTCTTTTGATATAAAAAAGGTATGTTTCAGCGGCAAAAATGCCAATGAGTTTTTGTTTCACTATTACTCCGAAAGTGAGCTATTCTTCAATATCTCCTTCTCGATTATTTCTTTCGCACTAAATCCGAACAAACCCTTTTTCAACCTCCGAATGTCAGCCATAGACATTTCAGATATGTAGAAGTAAAAGGCTTCGTGCGCATTGTCAAAATTCCTTGCAATAGCATTATCTGGCTTGGCTTCCATGCTCTTACCTATTGCCTTAATCATCGCTTTTGCATAAGCTGGAAACATCTTGTATTCAACCTGCATTTGCTTGCAACCAGCGAGCGGACAACCTACGCAACCATGACGAGAAAGGCTATAAGGTGCATCATAATATTTTGAATAAGGAAGTCCTCTTTTTCGGATATAAGCCCAAACTTCGCTTTTAGTCCAATTAAGAATAGGAAGTATATGCTTCGCTCCTTTCATCCATTTACGGGTATCGCATTGCTCCGGCTCATAAAGTGAACGGGAAGGACTTTCTTCTGACCTCATGCCCTCAATAGTGCGTCTGCCTATGCCATACTGCTCTTTTAACTTCTCACAGCACCATCGACGCGTACGGCTTGGCAAACCCTTCTTTGCCACAAGCTGATAAAAAGATTCTTTCGGGTGCTTTATTTCTACTTGTGGATAATTCTTCTTTAGAAATTGAATTGTTCCGGGAGGGTCTACCGTTGTGTTGGCATACACAGCCTCGAACTTAACGCCTGAGCGTTCTGCCAAATCAAGTATAACAACGCTATCCTTGCCCGCAGAGAAGCCTAAGCTATAAGGCTCTTCCCTCTCTAACTTCTTTAGAAAGTCGACAGCTTGTTGTTCCTTCTTATTCATTCACTATTTTTTATTATTGAATCCTAAAGCCTCCTGACTTCTCGCAAAATTCAGCCAGACTTTCCACTTTGTTTATAAACTCTTCTTTAGGAGGAGTTGCTTTTTCGTCAAAAGCCAAAATGTTTTTTTGCTGCTCCTCCGTTTTTTTATCCCACTCCTCTCTTATGGCTCTTTTAACAAAAACATATCCTCTAAATAATTTTGCCATCGCTTTGGCCTCCGATGGTGTAACCTTAAACCCATCATTGGAGACCGGCGAGCCCGGACCGCGCGAGCCGTTGTATACATAGGTGCCGGGAGCAATGGTATTTTGTCCATAACCAAAGAGATAGCCAGCTCCTGTCTCGTTTAATATTATAGGCCATGTAAAAATCATTCCGCTGGGCTCGCCAGCGTCCTTGTTTTTAGGCATCAAATCGTATCCCATAAATTCTCTATTTTTTATTGTTAATACGAATCTTCATCCTTACGTTCGTATATTAAGTCGTAAGGCACTTCTGTTAAAGCGCAATCAACAGGACTAAACATACCTTTGCCGTTCTGAAAATTTGCAACATCCTCTAATGCCTCACGAAGTTTCAGCCTTAGTTCGTTGAGAATCTTATCGCAATCATTAGATAATTGTTCAAATATCTCGTTTGGCTCTATTTTGTTTGCAAGCACAGCGTCTGCATACACGCTGTCTACCATTATTGCCGACCTCCTAATTTCATCAAGGGTCAAATTAATTAGTTCTATTTTTGTCATACAGCACTATTTTTTAGATTAGAATAATAATGTTTGATAATCATCTGAATCAAATCCTAATTCAGCAACCTCTTCTTTAAGTTCCTTGATATTCTTTTTCCAACCTCGACGGTCGCCTTTAACTTCAGGGTCGTTATTATTGAGCATTGATTGAATATCATTTATTTCTCGTATCATCTCGTATGCTGAATAATCGTTTGAATAACAGTTCGGGCATAGCATATCCCCTCTATTCAATCTTGATTTACGAGTGTCGTTTAATTCGACCCACTTCTTGCATTTACTGCATGGTACTGGCATTTCCATATTCATTTATTTTTAATCGTTTTTTAATTTCATAAAACACAGCCAATGCGTTTTTCCATGCTTCCCAGAGGTGTGGCCAAAAAGAGGAGATACACCAACCACTTCAAGTAGTTTGTTCAATTTTATTTGTGCCTCATTCCATTTGAGAATGAGAATACCAAAGGGTTCTAAAACTCTCATGCATTCGTCAAATCCTGCCCTTATGTCTGTTTCCCATGTCGGCAATAACACGCCATATTTTTGAGCCATCCATGTGTTCTGTCCTAATTTTTTCATATGTGGAGGGTCGAATAAAACTAATTTGAAAGAATTGTCCGCAAATGGCATATTTGTGAAGTCGGCCACAACGTCTGGGCTAACTTCAAGTTTGCGCCCATCGCATAAAATTGCATCCTCTTTTCTTATGTCAGAAAATAAAACGAGAGGGTTTTCTTTATCAAACCAGCACATTTTACTGCCACAACAAGCATCTAATATTATTTTTTCGGCCATAGCTCGCTATTTTTTAAACTTTCGCAATACTTTTTGTTTCTCATTCCTAAGATGAATTTTATAAAACTCATCACTTATAGCCTTCTGAGCCTTCCCGTATTTAACAGATAATTCTTCATTTAGACCTGTTTCGTCCCCATCCGAATTAGTCCCAAAAAAATCCCAGAGCTCAGAAAGGATATTGTTAATATCTCTCAATTCTTTAAGTGTCATGTCTCGCTTATTTTTTAATCGTTAGTCTTAGCGTTTTCATTCTTTATTTGAGCTTATTGAATAAATTCCACCTTCCTTTTTAATAAGAAAAGGGTCACCCTGTTTACTGTAATTAAGACCTGGAAGTGCAAGATATGTTGTATCATCTATGCGAACAACATCATACTTCTTACCACTATAAACAACTTGTCCAGGCTTCGCAATACTACTATTGCTCTTTTGCTTACAGCAACCCGAAAAAATAATTATTACAATCGGTATTATTACTGCTTTCATCTTTCTGTTTTTTTTCACGAAGCGTAAATACCTGCAAAATCTTTAAAGACTTGCAAGCATTTGGATTCATGCTATTCTTTATTTTTTAGAGTTAATTCATCTAAAAACTTAAACAGCATATCCATTTCTGCATTACGATAAGCATGGTCTAAGTAAGTTTTAGGATTGTCAAGATTATGACGATTTGCCCTGATATGTTCTCGACAAGCTTTCTCAGTTAGGAAGCTGTTAGAGTACTTATGTTTAGTATTGACAGATACTTTACTATAGTTGTTTCTTAATATCTCGTCGATATCAGAGCTGCTTAATTTTTCATACTCCTTATCGTCGTTCAAATCGTCTAAATCCCAATCGCGCCACTCAAATACAGCTTCTTTTATGTCCTGTTCTGTACGCAGGCAAATTTCCCCGTCCATAACCCAGACTTCGTTACCGCACCCATCAGGTACAGCAACTTCTTTATCTTCCTGAACTTGATAAAAATATGGCATACGCGTTGCCCTGTTATCCTGAGTTTTGACCTCCTTTGATAAATTCATTAGGAAATCGTATATCTCATCTGATACCTCTATTGTTTTCATACGCTACTTTTTATACGTAAATTCTTCAATCCAATCCTCATAATCACTCTTTGACAACTCTATTATGTTTTGAATACAGACTTCTTTCCATGTATCGTTTTCGCTCAAAATCATTTTGTTTGTTCTTTTCATGTTCAAATAACCACCGTTTGTTATGAAAGGATAGATGCCTTTACCCCAACACCCTCTATCTTTTCCAGAAAACATATAAAACACAAGGAAGTATCTTTTCATATTCATTATCCTAACTGAACGTTTTTCCAGACCTCAATAAACTTTTCTCCGAGATACTCCGCCGTTTCAAGAGCCAAAACACGAAGGCGAGACCCGCAACCCGCGTACGCAACACCGAGATCGAAATACGTAACGAAGAACGAGAAGGAAGAAGGGCGCATCTTAAACCAAGGGATGAATTTATATTGCTCCCAATTGCTCCAATCTATTTCGCCCAAACCATTCTCTCTTTCTATTTTGCGGGCAGCTTCTACGAGAATTTCAGCATCGTAACACGCCTTTTTGTGCACTCTTAAATCCTCTGGGTAAACGCTAAAATCTACTTCAGGGCGACCTGTTTCTTTATAAGCTGCCTCCACTGTTGGGATGCGCTTCTTTAATTCTTCTCTTAAGTTTTTCATTGTTTGTTTTTTTTAGTTTTTCTTTCAGAATATATTGCTTCAACGATTGCAGAAGCTATATTGTAGAGCATAGTCCCGAATGAGAACAACCCCATCAATAAAGCAATACAAGCGATAAAGAACAAGTCAGCGCCCCAAAGGCGCAAAAGGCGAATTATTAGAGGTGCTGTAAGGGTTAATATCACACCTATAACGAAGAATAGTATATACTTGAATATTGTTTTCATTGGTCTAATTTTGTTTTTAAATTATTGCGCTCAATAAATTGCTTCGTAGCAAAAACAGCATTACCGGTTAGTTGCCGCTGCCAAGCCCCGAAGCGTGGAGACCATCTGAATGCTTCTTTCTTCAGCTGTGATATAATTTCGAGAGGCGGTTTTTCGTCAAAAATGAGTTGTATTCGGTTTTCTTGGAAATTATGTACAATCTTCCCACCTTTAAAAGAGATTTCTGCATTCTCTTTCGTGGCATTGTCCTCAATCTTTTCCTTGTTGGCTTCTGCAACTTCAAGTAAGTTGAAAAACTTGTGTCTTTCCGTGATAACAACACTCGCAACTTCATTAAATCTACGGATACAAGCGATAGCCTTTTCAACCATTTCTATATCTCCACGCTTAGCATATGTCTCCACTTTGTTATATATGGAAGAAACAAATAGCGCTTTGCTGTATGGCTCAATGCCTTTATTTACACCGTCGATAGTTGCTGCTGAACTTAAAATTGTATTCTCGAGCCTTTGCCACTCTTCTGCCCTCTTTTCTTCCTCTGGGCGATCTCCCTCTATCCGTTTGGCAATGGCTTTTAATGCTTTTTTTCTCCATTCGGCAAAATCTTCGGAACGGTCATGCTCTCGCTTATTGGCCGCTTCCGCTCTGCGAACATTAAATCCTGCTCCGCCCGTTATGGCAGAGCTTGCACACTTGGAACAAGCAGACAGCCAAGCGGAAAAATACTTTTTGTAGTTTGAAATGTACCGTTCTTTTTCTTCTTCCGGCATTTCCTTTATGTCATTATTGAGTTGCTGTTCGTGTTCAATGATTGTTCTTGAGCCTACTCTTTCGGGGTTGAAAGATGTCCAATTAAATGCCCGAAGAGCCAAACTCCAATACTCGTCAAGGGTTACATCATATTTCCAAGAAACAACCTCATAAGCGGACAAGTTGCTGTCGTTATGAACTACAACACCGTTTGAGCCTTGTCCTACAATATGCGCATAGTTGCCAACTCCGGGCAAATCTTGCGCCCTGTAAATAAATGCCTTTTCGCCCCATTCGGGATTGTTCATACTTCTTACTGTCGCTGCTCTGTGGCAGTTTGTTTTTGATAAAATTGTTGCCATAATTCTGTTACTTGGTGTTAATTATTGATGTATTTTACCGCTATAATCTCTTTCGCTTCCTTCAACATTAGGGTTGTGTTAATCCCTATATGCTCGTAAAAGTCTTTATTCCCAGCAAGCGATTCGTGCGCAATTTCAATAGACCTTTTTTCCTCTTTTGTGAAACCATAAGGAAATGATTTATAGATACCCAAAGACCCTTTGAAATCTCCTGCTATAAATAGGCGTTTTGCTTTTTCTATTTTTCTCTCTGTCATATCTGTATTTCTTAGAAGTTTGTCATTACGTTATACTTCACTTGCAGTTTACGAAGCAAGTTTTCAGTTACTTCATAATTTCCATTTGAGTAGCGACACTTAACGCCCCTGCCTGTTAGTTCAGTGCCTTTTGTGTCGATCGTGTAAGTACCGCCGTTACAGCTTTCAATTAACATATCAGCGTTGCTTTTTAATTCGTCAACTGATGTACTTTTATACTCGCCTGGAGTTCTAAAATTTGGATTTGGGATAAAATACGCTGTTACTTTCATAACCTTCTGTATTATGCTATTTCGTACTCTGATTTTTCAATTCCCCAAGATGATAACTGATACTCCAATTCATCAATGTATTGCTCTTCGTCATCTTCGTCTAATTCAGGTAACCCATAAGTGCAAGAGTCAATTTGGTTCATTTCTTCGAAATAAATGTTGTCATTTATTGCTTCGTTTGCTTTTGTTGCTGTTCTTAAGTCAAATTGAATAGTTCTCATATCTCTGTTATTTTTTAGGCTTAAAGTGATTGTTCTATAATCACTTCACAAATATAAGTGAAGTATTTTAATAACAACAAACTTTTACGGAGTTTTTTTTAACTGTTTGTGTCACTTTTTACCCAAATCATCGCCTATCGCTTTGAGCATCAGAAACAAACATTTTCAAAAAAAAGTGATTGCAATACAATCATTTGATTATTTATATGACTATTTTTGTATTTATAAACCATTCAGTTAAAAAACATACAGTATGAAACTTATCATTTTGAACGCGTTGAAAGCCAAGTTTACGGGGGTCAACGACAATATTTTAAACAGGATTGCCGAGAAACTCGCCAAGACTGTAACACAAGAAGCGGATGTCGCGGCGGCAGTCGAAGCGGTTACTTTCCAACAGGTTATAGATGGAGAGGCAGACCGCAGGGCAACAGACGCAACGCAGACCGCAGTAACCAACTATGAAAAAAAGCACGGACTAAAAGACGGGCAAAAGGCGGCAGGGGGCGAGCCTGAAAAAGACGAACCCACACAAGGACAACAGCAACAAGCGCAAGGTGGGGATTTATCCGCTATCGTATCGGCGGCAGTTACAAGCGCAGTAAAGCCATTACAGGACGAAATCAACACGTTGAAACTTGGCAAGGTTGTGGAAACAAGAACTCAGAAGCTTAATGCAGTTATCGAGAAGCTCCCAGACAGTCTAAAGAAGCCATACAGTAGGATTTCTATTGACAAAATGACGGATGAAGAATTTGACACTTTCGTGTCGGAAACGACAACAGAGGTTGAGGGGGTTGTTTCAGAATATAGCACAAAAGGGGCTGTTTTCAATACTCCACTCGGAGGTAGTGTGACCATAAATCAAAAAGAACCGACCAAAGATGAAATCGCGGCGGTTAGAAAGGGGTTAAACTTTTAATAAAGAGAAAAATGACGAAAACATCATTAAATCACAGTACGGATATTGCCGGCTTTGATGCCGGAGTAGATTCCGTTACCATCGTGAACTACGCTGAGGGAATTCCCGGCGGTCGTTCGCTTGACGTGACAGGCTTCAAGCCGACAGTTATTAAAGCTGGACATGTTGTCATAAAGGACAAGGACACGGGGGATTTCAAGCCTATGCCGGTAAACGCGGCGGGCGATGCTTACAATGCTCTTCCCGCAGGACATTCAGTTGAGGGCGTTGTTGTTGCATCTGTAACAACCGACAAGGCGATGGTTGGCATTATGGTGCGCGGGAGCGTAAACCAAGTAACAAGTCCGTACCCTGTTACGGACGCAATTAAGGCGGCTCTTCCGCTTATTCGTTTCACACAAGATTAAAAAAAGGAGGTAATAAATTATGAACCAAACATTATTTGTTGAATTTGTAAAAAAATGGTTCGGCACGCTTGCCGGACTTTTGAACGAAACGATAAACGACAGCAAGAAGCCGTTGCCTTATTTCTTCAAAACAATGCTTCGCCCTGAGTTGTCGCCTGACTTAAAATGGAACTCCCGAAGTATCAACTCTTCTGTTGTGGCAGCTGATGTTGTGGCAATGGATTCTCCGTTGCCTTTGAAAAAAAGAGATTCAATAGACACCGCGAGCGGCACGATACCTAAGTTGGGTATGAAAATGGATAAGAGCGAAAAGCTGTTGACCGACATTCGCATACTACGCGCGAGAGGTGTATCGGAAGACCAAATTGTAAATAAAATATTCGAGGATATGCCCCGTGTTGTCAACGGTATACACGAACGACTTGAATATATGTTCTTAAAAGCCCTTTCTACGGGGATAATGCTTGTGCCTAACGAAGAAAATGTAGGAACGGGTATCCGTGTAGATTTCGGGTATAAGGATAAAAACAAATTCGGTGTTTCTAAAAAGTGGGGAACAGATGGCTATGCGCCTTTAACAGATATTGCGAACGTTGTTGCTCGTGCAAATGAAGAGGGCGACATTATTACAACTATTGCGCTTGACCTTGCGTCGTACAATGCGATTCGTAAATCAGAGGAAGCAAAAGCGTTGTATGCTGCATCTATCGGCAACTTTACAGGAAATGCTCAAAGCATACCTACACCGTCTATTTTCGACGCTCTTGTGGCTGATGAGCACAAGTTGAAGTTCACTGTTATTGACCGTTCTATCCGAATTGAAAAAGATGGGAAGCAAAAGCCTGTCAAGCCTTTCGCTGAAAACACTTTGGTGTTCTTGACGAGCGACCAAGTGGGAACATTGGTTTACGGTATCCTGGCGGAAGAGGACACGCCTGTGGCGGGCGTTGAGTATCAAAAGGTCGATACATTTATCCTTGTTTCCAAGTACAGCAAAAACGACCCATTGCGTGAGTTTACGAGCTCGCAAGCACTTGTTTTACCTGTTATCGAGAATGTAAGTTCTATCTACCTTATGAATACACAGGAGGCTCAAGAAGTAGACCCGGGAGAGATAGAGGGCGATGCTGACATTACTATTTATGAGCAAACGCTTGTAAAGGCTGATGTTATCACAGCACTTAAGGCTATCGGCGTGAAAGCTCCGGTAAACATTTCTGATGCTAAGTTAATTGAAAAGATTAACAGCTTGAATGATGAAGAGGAGGCAGCTTTAAAAGCCGCTCTTGAAATAACCGAAGAGTAAGGCTATGGCGACCGTCCTTGATTCTTTAAAAAGCATAAGCGGCTATCCTGTGCCCTTGCGAACATTCGCAAACATTGCGACGACACGTAACCTCGCATTGGATGCAGAAGCTGCGCCCGAATTGCTATCCTCCGCCGAGTATCGTTTGGCGAAAGCTGATACAATGCAGTGGGTATCTTTTGCCCCGAATGTAAGGCAGTCAGATATTCAATTCGACCTATTGTTTTCAGACAGACAGGAGCTAAGGCGTGCGGCTAATGCTATTTATAAGGAATACGGGGACAATGCCTACGAGCCTGAAAGCAAAGCGACATTTGGCTATAAAGGCAATCGGCGATGATTATTTGTAACGGCAAAATCTGCGCAAAAATAAAGACAGGGGGAGGACTTGCCGAAAACGGTAATCCTATTACCCCATCTGTGACTTGGGGCGAGCCTATTCCTTGCCGTATCATGGCTAACATGCACAACAAGAAAGGGAAAGCGAACGGTAATTCTTTTACCATTGCCTCGTATGAGGTACTTGTCGAAACACAACCTTTCGCAACGGAGCGTGTAACGCTGACTTACGATAATGGCGAAGAATTAGGCGAGTTCTCGGTTATGCAGATAGAGCGGATGGAGAGCGTCGGAACAGTTAAAATCCTTGTGTAATGCCTATAAAGCAGCTTACACCTATGCAAGAGGTTAGGAAATACCTTAACGACAGCATAGAGCGAAAAACAGAGGTGCTCATTCGTATAACCTGTTATTCAGGCGAAGCCGGTCTTATTGTTGCCCGTATAAACGGCAGCTATTTTGATAGAACCGGAAACCTCCGAAGTTCTATCGGTTACATAGTGGCAAAAGACGGGCAAATCGTTGAAACAAGCGGATTCACGCAAGTACCCCCTAAGCAATCGCAACAAGGCGACAAGTTCGACGGTGCGAAGCAGGGCGAGGACTTCGCGAGGCAGATTATTAAGAAATACCCTCAAGGTATCGCATTAGTAGAATCTGCAGGAATGAATTACTCCGGTTATGTATCGGCAAAGGGGTATGATGTTTTAGACAGCGCACAAGCTGAAACGAAAAGGGTGTTTCTCCAATTACTTAAACAACATGGTTTTTTACGAAAATGACAAAGACATCACAACAGGTCGTCAATGACTTTTACTTTATGGTTAAGGGTAGCCCGCTTGCCTCGCTTATCAATGGCAAGGTTTACAAATACAAGACGCGTCCGAGAGATTCAAAAAAGGAGGATGCGGTTATCAGATTTGTAACAGGCAGGGACGCTCAAGTTCAATCAGGAACGGTCGTTGTAAACATTTTTGTTCCCGATGTTGACCATGAGGATAACGGCGTTTTGGCTCCGGACATTACAAGATGCACAGAGATTGAAATAGTCGCTAACACATGGGTAAAGTCTTTAACTGTCGATAAGACCGGAGAGTACAAAATATCATTTTCGCAAACCATTAGTACGGAGGAAGAGCCGGAAATAGATCAACATTTCGTTAGCGTGAGATTAAGATTCAGATTAACAACCTTTTAATAAATAAAATTATGTCAGTATTAAGTTGGGGAAAGCCGAAAATCGCGTTTGGGATTCTTGGTGCAGGGGGTGCAGCTCCTTCGTTGTGGAAAGAAATGCCCGCAATAGTCGAGAACTCGGCTAAGTTGAACACAGAACCGGGAAGTAAGACCGAAGCCACAGAAGAGGGAGGAGGTACGGTCGACGTAAGATATAATAAATCAAAGTACGCCTTTGAGTTGGAGTTGTTCGTGAAGAAAGGCGACAAGAAGCCTATCGAAGACGAAGACGGCGTTGTCCTTGAAAACTACGCACTCCGTCTAATTCCGGAGGACGAAGAAGCAGAGGGCTTTATTATAGACAAGTCAAACGTGTCATGCGTTGAAACATGGTCAAGTGCAGACGGTAAGAGGTGGAAATACACCTTTGACGCCTTGAAGCCGAATGTGGGTAAAATTCTTAAACCTTATTTGGCAACCCTTGAGGTTGCACCGAGAACGCTTGCTTTTGCGGCTGCTGCCGATACAACGGGTAAACCTATTGTGGTTACAACAGATGGTACAGTTACAGCATCATCAGACCAAACGTGGCTTACTACGTCTGTGTCGGGCAAAACGGTCACGGCGAAAGTCACGGCTAATACAGGTGCAGCGCGTAGCGCGCTCGTTACCGTAACGATGGACGGTAAGTATGCCAAAATCCCGGTAACACAAGAGGGCGTATAATTTAAGCGGAGGGCGTAAAGCCTCCGCATATCGCGGGTTAGAGCAGTTGGCAGCTCGTTGGGGTCATTGCCCAAAGGTCGGGAGTTCGAGCCTCCCACCCGCAACAAAGAATAATCCTTTTATAATAATATGGAAAACGTAGAAAACAGAACTGCAAGTGCCATTTTACAAAAGCCTTTGAGCGTTGTTATTGGTGGCGAAAGCTACACCGCTGCACCGCCAACCCTTGCAACACTTATCCTCGCATCGGAAGCTATCGCTTGTATGCCTGTGATTAATTTAAACACAGAGCGCGTCGCTTCTGAATCATTGTCTGTCGCTAAGGATTGTCGGGTAATGGGTGACGTGTTGGCTATCCTTATTCTTGGTGCAAGGGGTTTGACTGAAACTATCAAAGTAGAAAAGCGACGCTTTTTCGGGCTTAAAAAAGAAGTGACGGAAAGCATTATTGACCACAAAGCAGTCCTCGCAAAGAAGATACTCGAAGAAGTATCTCCGCAGCTATATAACGAGTTATTCTCGCAGTTGTTAGGCACGATGGAGGTTGCTTTTTTTTTCGCCATTTCAACTTCCCTGATAGAGATAAATCTTCTGCATCAGACAAAGACGGAGGAAGCGGAGGAAATGATAGTATCTGGGCGGTAGTAGCCGGCATAGTTAAGGGTTACAACCTTACAATCGATTATGTCCTCTATGAAATGAGTTATGCCAACCTAATAATGTTCGGCTCGGTACTCCCAGATTATAACAGCAAAAAAGAGGATGAAGGCAAGAGCGAAGAAGGGGTAATCAATGCGGACGACCCAGCGAATAGAGATAAGGTACGAAGTATAATGTTTGGCGATTAATAATGAACAACAAAGAGGGTAAAATATATTTCGGATTAGCACTTGATACAAAAGAGTTGCACGCTGATGCTCAAAGGGCAATTTCCTCCTTTAGTGGCATAGGAAATTCGGCTGTAGCAGAGGGTACAAGGATAGATGATGTTTTCAGGAAAGCGGCGACGGGAATAGGCGTTTCCCTTGCAGGGATAAGCGTCGGAGGCTTTGTGCAAAAAATGTTCAGCATCAGGTCGGAGTTTCAAGACACGGAAAGCAGTATGACTGTATTTCTTGGCTCTGCGGATAAAGCCGCAAAGTTTATGAAAGAGCTACAAGATTATGCGTGGTACAATATGTTTGAATTTTCCGACCTAACATCTGAAAGTGCCAAACTTCTTGCTTTTAAAACCGATGTTGAAGATATTATTCCGACTCTTGATAAACTTTCAAATATTGCCGCCGGCACAAAGAAGCCATTATCCGACTTGGTCGATTTATATAACAAGGCTAAAAGTATCGGAAAGGTTGACGCTCTCGGTCTTCAATCATGGGCGAACAATGGGGTCGTTATTATTGATGTCCTAAAAGATATGGGCGTTCAGGTTGACCGCTCCGCCGTTAAGTTTGAACATCTTGAAATGGCTTTGAGCCAACTAACATCTGAAGGTGGAATGTTTGCTGGGTTGATGGAATCCCAAATGCAGAACCTGTCAGCAAGCTATGGTCAACTTCAAGACGACATTGCATTGATGTTTAACGAGCTCGGCACAAAGCACCAAGACACGATGAAGCAAGGTATCGAGTTTGCGTCTGTCATGGTTGACAATTACGAAAAAATAGGGAAAACCCTCCTTGAAATAGCCGCAACATACGGCGTTTACCGTGCTGCTATAATGGCGACAACGGCGGTGCAACAAACGGTAACAAATGTTAGATATGCCACAGAGATAGCGGAACTATCGAAGTTGTTACCGCTTAAAGAACAATCGGCACACGCCGACATACAAGCCGCCGTTGCAAGCGGGAAGTTAACCCAAGCAAAAGCGGAAGGATTGATTGCCGTAAGAGCAGAAGTGGCGGCGAAACTTGACAGCTTAAAGGTTACGGCGGCGACGGCGAAAGCGGAGTTGTTAGTGGCACAGACAGCCCACAAGGCAGCATTGCAACGGGCGTTGTCCTCTAAGGCAATGGTTGCGCAAAAGGTTGAAGAACTTGCCCTCGCTAAAGCGAGCGGTAATGCTGCAAAGATAGAACGTGCAGAAAAGTTGCTACTTGAGGCGCAGGAGGAAAGACACATCGCTGTAAAGGCTCGTAAAAATACCGCCGATACTTTATCTATTGCACGAAGTAAATCGGCGGCGGCTTCCACTGCTGCTGAAACAATGGCACTCAATATTAACACGGCAGGCAAAAATGCAAACGTAGCGGCAACAAATCTTTTATCAATCGCAAAGACAAAACTCGCAACAATAGCGGCGAGGCTGAATGCCGTTCTTGCGGCAAACGTTTTTACCATCGTCGCCGCAGCCGTCGCAGGTCTTGCATATTTAACATACAAGCTAGTAACGGCTGATACGGCAGCGGAAAAAGCCCAAAAGAACCTCAATGCCGAACTTGAGAAAGCGAAAGAGAAGAAAGACGCTTTAATCGGGAAGACAAACGAACTGATAGGGATAGTTAAAGATGAAACCCAAACGGTTTACGCGCAGACTAAGGCATGGAAAGAATTACAGGAAACTCTTCCTGAAGTATTCAAGGGCATGAGTATTGAGGACTTCAAAAAACTTTCTCCGGACGAAATTAAAACCAGAATCAATGTAGCGACGGATAATCGAGAGTTTGAAAATGCCAACAAAATGTATGAGGATGCTCAGAAAAGAGTTGAGCGGTTAAAAGAAAGCATAGATAACATGAATAACACCCCCGGGGATGGACGAGGAAGGGGTACGGCTGTATTCATGCTTACAAAACAGTTAGAGCAAGCAGAAGAGGACTTAAAAGCCACCAAAAGGCATATCGACGAGATAAACGATATCAAGATAGAAGCCGAATTTAACTCAAAGCCTGCGGAGGAAAAACTTGCTTATTACAACGCTGAATTAGAGCGGCTAAAAGAGCAAAGAGACGAATTAGACAAGATACTCGCAACAACGGAGGAGATAAACGATGAATGGGCTTTTGATTGGGAAAAACGATTAAACATCGGAAGGCTTGAGTTTATAAATCAAAAAATAAAAGAAACACAGGGCTATGTAGATGATTTGTCGGGAAACGGCGAGGTTGCGCAAACAAAGAATAAGTCCTATTGGGAAAAAAGGAAAAAGGATGCAGAGGAGAGCCGCGACGCTCTTGATGTATCAGAGGCTAATTCTGCTGAATGGCACAAATACGCAAAGGAAATAGCGAAAGCCCAAGCAGAGATAGATAAATACAACAATCCTAAAAAGAGCGACGCGACAAAGATTGCCAACGAAAGGAAGAAGCGGCTTGAGGACTTACGCAAAGAGGAAGAGACTTACGCAAAAGAGCGTGCAAGGCAAATCCGTCAAAGCGAACGCGATGCAACGCAGTCCCGTATTGATTCTATGGAAGAAGGCTTCTTGAAAGAAACAGAACAAATAAAACTCAATTACCAAAAACTCATAGACCAACGTGACGACCTCGAAAACGGGATGGTCGAAAGGTTGAAAGAAAAAACTAAAAAGGAGTGGCTTGTTCAAAACTCAGAAAAAGACGAAGCCGATTTCTACAAAAGCGATGCAAGCAAAGTCGCGGCAAAAGACTTGGGCGAGGCGGAAGTGCGGATAATTAAAACCTACACCGATATAGCTAACGATTACAAAAAGAATAGCGACGAGGAGTTATTAAAACACTTGTTAGATAAGTATCGAACTTACGAACAACAAAGGATTGCCATTAACAAGCAGTTTGACGAAGAGGAAGCCGCTATCAAAAAGAGTGATGCGAGCCAAGCCGATAAGAACGACGCTCTTTCCATACTCGTTAAACGGCGTAAAGCAGCAATAAAAGAAATAAACGAAGCGGAGATTGCGGAAACGCAAAAAACATCTTCCGTGTTGGTTAACCTCTTTGCCGATATGTCACAGAAGAGTGTTGCCGAAATGTACGACATTCTCAAAGCAGCCGAAGAGTTATATGATTACATCAGCAACACGCCCGAAGCTGACATGTCGTCTATGCTTGGCATTTCCGCCGAAACTTTATTAGCGATAAAACAATCGCCGGAGCAACTAAAGGCGATGCAAGAGGCTATTAGGAAACTTCGCGAGGAGGCTGAACGCTCGGACACGGCTCTCAACAAAATGGCTAATGGGTTCAAAAAGGTAGCCAATTCAGGCAATGATGTTAAGCAGCTAAATGAGGGGCTTAGCCTTATATCTGAGGGGTTCTCATCTGTTACCGTGCTAGGTGGAATGTTCGCCGACACATTGCGCAACATTGGTGGAGAGGGTAGCAGTTTGGCTGCTGTCGCGGATGGTCTTAACCAAGTAATGGACGTTGCCAACGCCACAATGCAAGGAGCGCAAGCAGGTGCAGCATTTGGGACTATCGGGGCGGCAGTAGGTGCGGGTCTTGGACTTGCATCTTCCTTGTCTAAAATACTTGCAACGTCGCACGATGCGAGAAAAGAAAAAGAGGTTAAGCGCTTGCAGGGGAATATTGATGCCCTAACAAAATCATACGAAGCCCTTGAGCGGGCGATTGATAAGGCTTACTCTAAAGATGCTGTTAAACTTATAGAGCAAAGCAACAAGAATTTAGAGGCGCAGAAACGAAACATACAGGCGCAAATCAGAGCGGAGGACGGGAAAAAGAATGCCGATTCAGACCGCGTAAAGGCATGGCGAAAAGAACTTGAAGACATTGACCTGCAGATAGCCCAAAATAAAGAACGTGCAGAAACAGCCATTTTCGGCGAAGATATAAAATCGGCTATTGACAGCTTCGCAACCGCCTACACTGATGCTTGGGCTGCCGGTGAGGACAGGGCTAAGGCGATGAAAGATGTCGTAAAGGGCATGATTAAAAAGGTTATTACCGAATTACTCAAGTCGGACTTGGGGACAACTATTGAGAAAGTAAGAACCCAGATAAAAGATGCTCTTATAGATGGCATTATTACCGATACAGAGCAGTTAGCAATAGACCAAATAGTAGAAGATGCAGTAAAAGAAGCTGATAAGAAATATGCGTGGGCTGATAAATATCTAAAAGATGATGTCGCCCGTCAAGCCTTACAGAAAGGTTTTGCATCGATGAACCAAGAGTCTGCCAATGAATTAAACGGGAGGTTTACAGCCTTGCAAGCACTTGTATTTGATATTCTCGCAGGTCTGAGAATATTGATGGCTAATAGTCAAAAGGTACTCGAAGTGCTCTCCCAAATAGAAGAAAACACAAAGGGTTGCTTAAAGCTCGGCGAAATAAGCGAGGATGTGAAGTCTGTAAAGCGCGGTGTTGATGATATGAACCTGAAAGGATTATTCTTAAAGAAACAATAATGAGCAGCACAAAAAAAATATACAAAAAAGCACAAAAGCTCGGGGTTTGCCCTCTGTTTAAAGGCGCGGAGGATGCGGACGAGCTTATATGCCTATTTCTCACTAAGCAGGGCGTCGAATTTTGCACGAAGTACAAGTTCCCAGACATTGACACCTTGCGAACATTTAAGGGCGCACAGACGGAAAATAAAGGGATTTATATTGATTGCAAAAAAGTAGTACTAAAGAATGTGCCAAAGGTTGTTTTAATCGGCGACACAATAGCTGATTTGACCTACAATGATACTGAGTGCCCATACGAGGTAATCCTTATGCACGGGGCGACGGCTAAAATAACCGCTTCCGGGTATTCCGTAGTATTTGTTACAAACGCAGGCGGTCGAGTTCTTAGAACCGTCAAAGATAACGCAAAGGTGTTATGGTAGGGAGGTTGTACATAAACGGGCGTGATGCTTATTCTGCGTATGGCATTTTCGTAACAGAGGGCGGCTACAACGGATTGTTGTCATACCCGGCGCTGAAGAATATAGACTTTAACGATTGGGCGGAAGAGGACGGCATAGATGTTGACTTGTCCGCTCCGGCTCTTAATACAATGGAGTTTCAAATAAAGTTCGCGGCACATAACGAAATGCTTGTCGGCGACTTCTTTGTACTTCTTTCGGATAGAGCGTATCACACATTTGAGTTTAGAGAAATAGGGCGCACGTACAAATTGCGCCTTATCTCGCAGTCCAACTTACAGGTGTTTACGCGCATGGAGATGTTTTCTTTACAGTTTGCAAACGATTTTCCGTTTGCCGATGACTATAAATATACTTCGCCCGTATCGAGCATCCCACCGGTGTCGGGCTACGAGCTTGACGGTGTGGATTTATCAGCATACGGCGTATATATCCTACAAGGCACGGAAGCGGAAATATTGAAATCTCCTGCAGTAAAGAAAAATCTGTTAAGAAATTTTAGTCGAAAACACGGGGCTATCTACGATGGTGAGGCGGTAACCTTTCAACAAAAAGATGTACGCCTGAATTGCTTGATGCGCGCTAATACTCTTCCAGAGTTTTGGCGGAACTACAACGCTTTACTCTTTGACCTCACGCAGCCCGAAGAGCGGAGCTTATATGTTGACAGCACAAGCTATGAATACCCATGCTACTACAAGGCTTGCAATGTCGTAAGGTTTGCCGCAAGTGGCAAAATATGGTTTGAATTTGGGATTACGCTTGTCTTTACCTCTTTCCGTGTGAGAGAGGATGAGTATTTGCTCGCTACTGAAGCAGGAGAAATCATTGTAACGGAGGATGGCGAGTTTGCTATTGATTTATCAACATTTGATTGACTTGAAATAATGGGGTTAGTAAAAAAGAAAATTAGCGAACTAACGCTCGCAGATAGCCTGAAAGGGTTGTACACTATCGGTTATCAAGTTATCGGTGGTGTTCGAACGAGTGTTCGCGTAAGCCTTGAATTCATTCAGACGGCCTACGAAAAACTTGTTACGGCGACGGATGAATCCATAAAAGCGACGAAAGATGCTACCGCCGCAACTACTCGTATTGAAACCCTTGCCAACCACCGAGATAAAATCATTGACGGCGAGTGGTGGCGTTGGGACGAAGATACAAGGGAATATGAAAATACTCATGAATCGGCAAAGGGTAATGTCTTGTATGCTTCACTTGAAATAGACCCTAAGACAGGAATACTCCACCAGATTACCGACCCTGAATATAAAGGAGCAGGATTCATGGTAGAGAATGGCATTTTGTATTCAACAATAAACACTAAATAATATGTCTGAATTAATTAAAACAGCATTAGGGAAAATATGCTACACGCCACGAGGTGCGTATGACGCCACCGAGCCGTACGAGGTATTCGATGTTGTCATACACAATGGCAGTAGTTATCTTTTTCTAAAACCAAGTAAAGGCGTAGAGCCAGCAGGCGATAATATTGTCACGATGTTGTTTGCTAAAAAGGGCGATAAGGGCGACAGCTTTACTTATGCCGACTTTACAGCCGAACAGATAGAGGAACTACAACGCCCTGCATACGAAGCGGCAAACTCAGCGATAGAAGTTGCCAAGCATCCGACATTTATAGGCGAAGACAATTATGTCTATAAATGGAATCATCTCACAAAGGCTTATGATAAAACCGACATCTACGTAAAAGGGGAAGCGTTTAATATCGTTGCTACCTATGGCAGTATTGCCGAAATGGAAGCGGATGTCAACAACTCGGATGTTAAAGTAGGTGCATTTGTGCTTATCAATACAGATGATGTGGAAAACCCTGACAACGCAAAGATATTCGTCAAAAAGAAAGTAGGCGACACTTACGTTTATTCTTTCCTTGTCGACATGTCAGGTGCTATCGGTTTTACAGGTAAAACTCCTCAAATCTTTGCTGGTATAACTACAACAAGCGCACCAGGCACAGCAATGGTCTTTTCCCTTTCTCCAAATGGTGTAGATGCAGACGGTAACCCAAAATACAACCTAAACATTGCCATACCACGAGGTGACACAGGCAAGCCGCTTATTGTGTTACCTAACGGTAATTATGGTAATTGGAACGAGGAAACGCAGGATTATGATGATAGCGGTGTAGAAGCGGCAGCAACCGTTGATATAGCTAATCAGGTGGTAGCGTTTGATGAAGCGACCGAGCGGCAAAACATAACATCAGGGCTAAAGTTTCCGATTATTTTCGGACTTATTCGCAAATGGTTTTCAGACTTGAAAGCCGTTGCATTTTCGGGTAGCTATAATGACTTATCAGATAAGCCGACAATACCAACCGTTCCGACAAAAATAGGTGCATTCGAGAATGACAAGGCGTTTCAGTCTTTGTCAGAAGTGACTGTTTTGGTAAAAGCTCACAACGATTCAAATGTGTCACATAATGACATTAGGGAAAAGCTATCCGATGTCGAAGCAATTGCACGAGGGAAATCAAGAGCAAAGGTGTTTAACACTATTGCAGAGCTTGACGCATGGCTTGCTGTTGCTGCGAATGTTGCTACGCTACAACTCGGGGATAATTTTTACATCCGTGCCGTTGACGTACCCGACTATTGGTTTGATGGTTCG